TTTCTTACAGGAAGAAGATGATAATGCGTGTTGACCTAAGTATCCGTAATAAAAAGAATCATCATACATCTTAGGTATAATGTCGGAGACCTTGAACTCATCTCCGTTTAGCAGTTTTATATTTTTCATAATGTTTATATTTAAATGAACTGCAATATAGTAATATTATTTATTATATCAAATAAATTTTATCTTTTTTACAATTAGATGTTCTAATGAGTTTAGTGGAGGTGTCCATCCTTTAGCATTGTTATCTCCTCCAAAGCTATTACCCTTAACCTTAACATCATTGTTTCTTAGATGATTAAGTAAGTCCAGTCTTTTAAACACATAGGCAGTCTCTACACCATCTAAGCTTTTAAGGATGTAAACGTAGTATGTTGCTTTGGATGCAATGATACCACTATCTTCTTCTTTTCTTGTGTTCAAAAACTCTATGTATAGATTAACAGGTCTTGAATATCTATCAGCATAGTAATAACCTTTAGCATCATACTTAACCTCATAGGTAACTTCATTTCCTTTATACTTAGCTTTTATATCCCAATCATAGAATCTTTTGTTTGGTGCTTTCTCTATGTCTGTATGTGTCTTGGACAACTCATTAAGCCATAAGCTCTCCCCTATGTTACCTTTTAAAAAACTCATATCTATTTGTATGTTGTGTAAACTGACATTAAAGGCTTTAGCACCTTACTCTTAAATGCACAAGATATACATCCTGTTATCCTTATCTTAAATATTCTGTTAGCTATTGCAAATAATTCTTTTTGAGCAAACCTATCGTATATTCTGGTGTCATTGTCAAAGTACTTAGATAGTATTTTATATTCTTCTTCTGTTAAGCATTCAACTGTTCTGTATCTAAAAAGTTCATTTAGTTTTTCCTGTCTCTCATCACAACCACAATCTTCTCCAGCAACAAACTTAACAACATCCTTAATCCCTGTTGCTTCTGTTATCTTAGCTACAGTATCGCCTAGACCTTTAGACTTCTTAGCGTTCTCTTTTTCAAACTTAGCTTTCCACTCCTTGTAAGCTCTAGTTCTTTTGTCTCCTTTAAATTCTTCCATAGTTATAATAATTTGTCGTAGTCTCCGTTAAAGTAATCTTGAGCATCTTCATCAAACTTTTCTCTTAGTCTTCTCTTGCAGTTCTTAGATGTGTTGTATAGTGAAGTTAGGCTTATACCTTTATACTGATTCCCATCCTCATCTATAAACTTGCTTTCCTTCTCTAAACCTCTTAGAGATATATCTGTCTTGTAGTAAATGTCCGTAAACATTATATCGTACCTATGCCATTGTTTTATTTCCTTGTCGATACTATCCATTAAGTTCTGGAAGGCATAGTTTTCTTTAATGTCAAAAGCTTCTAAAACTTGGTAAGAGTAAACAACCTCATCATATTCAACGAGAGGCTGCTTACCTTTTACCCTCTTATAATCAATACAAACACTAAACAAAGTACTGTAGAAGTAACCGAATCGTATTCCGTTATCTTCGTTTAAAATCTTATTAACGTCTTTTAAAGACCTGTGTATTTTTAAATATGCTTCTTGCACTAAATCTTCAGCAAACATATTAGAGCCTACAAACTTAACAGCCAGTCCAACCCACTTTTTGTGGCTCTTGTAAAGCTCTGCTAATAACTCGTTTTTAGTCATACATAAATATATGACAAAATAAAAATATAATAACTAAAAGTTATTAACAATCGTAACTTCTATCCTACCATTACCTTTGTCGTATCCTGTAGGTAGTAATGTCTCTGTCTTAACAAAGTCATCATTGTCATCTTCCCAGCAACCATAGTGTGTTATAGCATCTAATAGAAATTTAGATACAACAGCTATTGCATTCATCTTATCTCTTCTTCTTCTGTCTGGGCTAAATAACTGATAAGTTATATTAACAGGTGTGTCTATCTTAACGCCTTCTAATTGGTCTCTCATTACCTCAAAGAATACTTTTTTAGCATTGTTCTTCATAATATGATGCAAGTTCATAAACCTATTCATATTGAGCCAAACGTTTACATTCTTTTTTGTCTTTCTAGGTAGCTCTACATACAAAGGCACTATAAGTTTTAACTCTGACATTATATTATATCGTCTAAATATGATGTGTCTACTACTTCTGGCAAACCTGCCTCATTAACCTTAAAACTAAAGTCATCAAAAGAAAAGCTTCTACTTCTTTTACAGCTAACAGTAACCCATCCTTTGTTTTGTGTATTCTTTTCTAGCTGTATCTGAGTCTCTGTCTTCTTCTCAAGAAATGAACCTAGGTGTCCTGTAGGTTTAGTTGACCCAAAATTACTATGTATAACTGTAATAATATGGCAATTATGCTCCGCTGTCCATTTCATAATCCTTTGTACTATCTCAGAAGATTCTGTAATATTATTTACATCAGAAACTAAATCAGCAATTCCGTCAATAACAACTAATCCAATATTCTTAGACTGTAACTTATCAGTCAATATGTATTCTATAAAATCTATCCTTTCTGTATAAGACATCTTTCTTAAAGCGTAAGTGTGATAGTCATCATCAATCTCTCCTGCATTCATATCAACAGGTCTTCTAAACACCTTTTGTGCGTGATACCTTCCTTGTTCTGTGTCAAAGTGTATGACTCTTCTCTTATCTCTTAGTCCTTTTATGTGTCCACTAAACTTGTTTTTGCCTTTTAGGTATGTACTAACCAGTAAGCTTACAAAGTAGGTCTTCATACTTTTAGGAGGTGCTTGTATAAAGCTAAAGTTACCATAGGTAGCTAAAGGTATTGTGTAAGTCTTATTGCCTTTTAATGTGGTTAAATTAGCTTCTCCACAGGATATAGCTATTGGAGGTTCTTTTATCTCTTCAGATATGTCTACATAAGCATCTTCCTCCAGTAGCTTCATAAACATTCTTTGTTCTTCTTTTTCTTCTATACTCATACTGATTTGTTTATTTATCTGTTTGATGCGTCTAGGCAACTAAAGCAACAGTATTGTTTACCAAGCTGTATCTCTATACCACATTCCATACATTCACTATTGTCTTCTAAAGACTCATAGTAGTTATTTAATTCTTCGTCAAATGCTTCCATAGTATTGTAATAAAAAAGGGGAAGCTTTTATACCTCCCCAATAAATTAAAATGGCAAATCGTTTGAAACAGTTGTTTGTCTTGATTTAACATTGTTATCCTTAGACTGGAAAACTGCTTTGGTACAATTTCCATCTGTCCATACTACTTGACCATTACCTAAATAGTCTTTAGCTTTCTTTGCTTCTCTTTCTTCTTTAGTTTGAGAATCAAATACTGAAACGTTCTGACCATACTGATTGGTCTCGTCATTTACCGATAGTGTAAAGTTGTAATAATTACCTGCTTTACCTTTTACGATTTTTTGTTTAGGCAACTTGTCTAAGTTGATACTAACATTAATTAATGCACTCATATTATAATTGTTTAAATTTGTGTCTAAAAGAATCCGTAGACACATCGGATATTTATTTTAATAAAGCCTCTGCAACTTTCTTGCTAATCTTATACTTTGTTCTAAGTGTTTCAATATCTCCACCTTCCTTTAACCATTTCTGTGCTTTAGGAAACTCTGGTGTACCTTCGTTTAACCATTTAGTTGGTTCTTCTGACTTAGCACCTTTACCGTGTGTATTTGTAGCATCAGCATCTTTAGTATCGTCTATTAAAAACATTCCATTTAACGCATACTTTCGAGCATAACTACTGCTGCTTCCGAACGACTGAGCTATGTCCATACCCTTTCTGTTAGGGTCTATACCTGCTTGTGCCTGTACACTAACCTTTGCATCCATATCTCCTAACGTAACTGTTGCTTCTGCAAACAATACTCCTCCTAACTCCTTTATCTCATCAGAGATAGTTAGTGCTAAAGCATACTTACTTAATAGTGGCTTAACTGCCTCTAGTATGTCTTCACAACTTCTGTAGTTGTACTTACCAAAATTGTTTCTTTGGTTCTTTGGTGCTTTCAATTCTTTTTGAATTGCGATTAACTTGTCGTTAAAATCTAAATCTTTTTTACTCATCTTTATTATTGTTTAATTTACTAATTTCTAAATACTTTCTAATCCAATACCTTAACTCTGACTTAGTCTTTTTAATAACTACTATTAAATGCACTACTGATGCAATAAGTAAGATTAAGGTTAGTAATATCAACATCATAACGACCTTAATATTATTTCTTTATAGCCTTCTGGAAGCTCATCAGCTTCACAGAGTTCTATAACTAATTCTTTAAGCTGGTCTTTCTCTATTGACAACCTGCCTACTAAAGCTTCCAATGCTTTTATTCTTTGTCTTTGATAATCTATTGTGTCTTCCATTATAATTGTTTTGTGGTGCAATCTACAATTAATATTTTAATCTACCAAATTTATTTTTATATTCCTTTTATTAATATGTAAATAATCCTTTTCTTCCCTAACTTTAAACTCAACACAAACCCTAGTAAGATTAGTATCTTCCTTTAACATATCCCACATCATATCGTCTATAGCTACCCAACCTACTTTTGGTTCTCTGCTAATAGCTGAGTCTAATCTTTCCAACTCCCTATCTACATCTCTTAGGTAATTGCTTACATTCTTATTATCTGTGAATTCTAGCAATAAATCTATCGTTCTGTTTCTTATCTGTTCTATTGACTTTGAATAATCCATAACTACCTTGTACGTTTATATTCCTTACTATCTACCCATCCAGTTATCGGATTAACCTGCTCCTCCCAAAACCTATAGTCTCCATAAGTAAAGTAATTTACTTTTTGTCTTTCCTCTTGAAATAATTCTTTAGTCTTGCCCATTTCTTAAATCTATTAATATTAAACTTCTTTTCATTGTTTCTGGTATTTTTCTTAGATACCTGTTATAGTACCAATACTCTGCATCACTCTTGTTTGTGTAATAACACGAATAGTCGTGTAGTCTACCATCTTTATCTGATGCTCTGTATATCCAGTTTTTAATCTCATTAAATCTTAGTATTCCATCCATACTTGTTATATTTTAAGCAAATTTAATAAAGATAATTTAAACCACAAAGAAATAATTAATGTATTTTACCAAATAGCAAAGTAAGGAGGCTGTAGACTATCAGTATCAAAGTATAAGGTATCTTCGCTAACAGCTATTCTTTCTATACCACATTCTACAAGTCCTTTAATAAGCCTCATCCTTTTCTTTGTAGATAAGACTCTAATCCTTATTCCTAAACCAACCCTATGTGCATTCTTGGAAGGTAGAAACATTTTGTCAGCTACAGGTTTTGAAGTGTATCCTAGTATAATATCTGGTCTTATTCTGTACATCTTGCAAACAACGTCTAAAATGTACACAGGCTCTCGTTCCATAAATAAATAACCAGAACCTTCAGAATCTGGAGAATCAAACATAGACCATCTTAAATGTGTTAAACCTTCTGTATCTCTCTCATTATCCATAAGTTACGCTTTATTTATACCAAATATATCATAAATAAATAACATAATTGTTAATTTATGTTAACAGATAGGTGTTGACTTTCTAATTTTTTTAGTATAACTTCGTCTTCATAAAATGAAATACTTCTCCTTTTAACTATATCTTATCGTAGCCTCCCAAAAGGCGAAGATAAAGATATTATCTTTAAGTATTAAGATTTAAGTATGTAAAGAAAACATTATAGTTATACCAATACAGGATAACTATGTTCTAATTTTAGGGAATAAATATTCGTAAATGAATATCTTGTTTTTTGTCTTTTATTTGTGGCGTATTTTCTCTAGAGTTCTAGCACCAAAGTAACCTCCATAAACCAACATAAGTAGATTACCAAGTAGTGATACCCACTCATCATCTATTTTAAAGGCTTCTAACGAGCTATCTAATATGATGTAGATAAATAGTGTTAATGTAAGAAAAGCTAGGCTTAAAGGTCTTATATTCTTACTTAGCCAACTATCAGAGGTCATATCAGATTGCCAACGTTTAGTCACTTCCTGCATCTCTATAACGTCTTGCTCTAGTTCTTTAACTAACATTTCTTTTTCTGCTTCTGTTAGTTCTTTACTGCTACCAATAGCATTTAATATATCAGAAACTTTACCACCAGTAACTGCATCAAATATAGGAGATACTTTTTTACCAGTCTTTACAAGACTTCTTAATAGATTACCAAAGAAAGTACCTTTGCCATTGTTTTTTAGTTTTTTGTTTTCCATATTAGTATGTCCAAATTACTTGTTGAGATTTGTCTCTATCGTCATCTACGTGTATAAATGTGTCTGCAATACCAATACGATTAAAACCAACGTGTATAAGAGCATTTAAAACCTTGTACCTAGTTCTACTATCAGTTGTTCTTATATCCACTGCTAAACCTTTAATGTGGCTTGAGGTAGGGTTCTTTATAGATTGTGGATGGTCTGGATTTCTATAAGCAGAATTAATTACAAATGGTACTTTAGCAAACTCCCTAGCTTTGTCTAGCTTAGCAAGGAAGTCTATATCCATTTTATATTCTACTTCTTTAAAGTATTTTGTCATCGTTTTTTTTACCTAGATTGTAAATTTTCATAACTGTATAAACAATAGATACTAAAAGTAAAGTTAATTTTAACCATTGTTCTATATCAGAAAAACTAACCATAAAGGTTATAAGATTTAAAGCTCCTAATTTTATATCTTGCATATCCATCTGTTAAGGTTTAGGCACTTCTGCGTTTCTTGGATATCCATAAAATTGATGTACTGCATTATCAGCAGGATAAACCTCAAAGCTTCCAAAGTCTAAGTCGTCTGTACTTATTACATCGTAAGCATAACCTTTGTAATATACAGGATGCTCAGGGTCTGTTGTTTTAGCAGGGTCTATTACCTTTCCAATATTAACAACACCTTTTGTTCCGTTTATGTAATGCATAGATGTAACACCTTCTTCTGTTACTTCTTCCCAAACGTTGTTATCAATTAAGATTTGTTTGCCTTGTTGTTCTGTATCAAAAACTAATTTGTATATGTGCATTTTATATTGTTGTTAAAGATTGTAATTCTGAATCTGTTAATGCTTCTTTGTAAACTGCTAGTGCTTTTACTTTTCCGTAGAAATTTAGAGTTCCAATAGCACTATCAAAATCTAAAACATTTAGTCCTGTTGGAGTATTTCCACTTGTATCAGTTGCTACTTGAACACCATTAACATAAAGACTAAAATCATCTTGTTTATACTTTAAAGCTAATTTATTATTTTGAGTTATATCAGATAAAACTTCAATTGCGTTAAATACAACAGAGCCACCAGACTTTACAAAAGCGTTTATTTCATTAGATATTGACGTATATCTTAAAGATATTTTATTATTTGCATTTGAGCCATCACTTAAAGAAATTTGTCTACTTGTACCATCATTAGCCAAAGCTTCTATCTCTGCATACAATACACCCTCTGTACTATTTATTAAACTAGCGTTCCCACTATTGTTTGCAATATCTTGCAGCCTAGTGCTTGTTGCTCCGTTAGTTGGAATGTATGAGGTTGGGTATGAAAATTCCTCTCCTTGCGAACCATAAGCATAATAACCCTGACCATTAGCTGCAAATGTACCTGAATTGTCACCATCCATAGCTTCAACCTGCACATAACCACTTTTATCTACGCTTTTGTCAATATCAAATGTAATAGAACATCTATACCAACCGTTTCCATAATCTTCTATCTTTGCAGTGTGATTTGCATCTACTGTTCCTAAAACTCCATTTTGAACATCAAAGAATGTAGATACATTGTTAGCAGGACTTCCATTAAAAAATATACTTCTAAGTCTAACCCATTGATTGTTGTAGTATTTTATAAAATAACTAGTTGTAACCGTATGTAGTCCACTACCGCTTGAAAAATCAAAAAAGTTTCTTGCATATCTAGCTCCACTTGAACCATCGTTAACAACTAGACTTGAGTTTTGAATACCTTCTGGCGATGTTGCTGCATTTGCAGTTATAATAACTCCACCACTTGAATGCCAAGTTGATGGCTGTTCTGAGTTTAGGCTATAGTTGGTACTCTGTGGCTCAAGCAACCAAACCCCACAACCACTATCTGGTACTACTTCTTGACCAAGATATTCTTTTACTGAAACGTTATCTATTGAGCCAACGAATGAGTTAATTCCTTGTATATAAACTTGAGAACTTCCAACTGCTGATGCAACTAATCTAGCCGTATAAGTTCCGTTTGCAGAAACTTGAGTAGTTGCAACGCTTTGAATAAATGATAATCTTACGCTACCTTGAGTGTAATTACTAACGTCAAAAGATACATCATAAGTTTTACCAGGTTCAATAATATTGCTATTTGTACGAAGATTAATATAATTACCAACTGTGTTAGCATTAGCAGTTCCTCCGCTTATTGTCCAGCCAGTAGCTTTAGTCCAATCACTATCAGTAGCGAAATCACCATTTACAATTAACTCACTTCCTAAAGAATCTTGATAACTAAACCCTTCGTAGTTTATTCTTGGTATGTTTGTATCGTCTGTTATTTCTTTAACTGAGATGTTGTCTATTGTTACGTCTGTTGCACCGCTATTTCTATAAATAAAAAAAGTATTATTATTTGCTATAAAGTCTAAAGTGTGTGTTCCTACTGTTGAAGGTATTGGATAGTCGCTTAAACCATTAACATTTATTAATTTTAAAGAACCTGTTGTGCTGTCAGTAATTTCGTATGAAAGTCTGTATTTTTTAGTGCTTGTTAAAATAGATTGATTGATATAAGACTGCCCACCACTTGATGAGTAAATTCTTGCACCATCGTCTGTAAATTCAGCTTCCCCAAAAAACGTCCAATCTTGCCCTACTTCTTTAACTGAGATGTTTGTTATTGTTATGTCACAAGTTCCGTTTCTTTCAATAGCTAAAAAAGTCTGCAATGCTTCTCCATAAACAGTATGAACACCAACATTAGAAGGTATTGTACTTATACCAAGTGATGTTTGTATCTTTAAATTACCACTATTGTTTTCTGTTATTTCATATTGTACTTTATATTGTTTTCCAACAATTAAAACATTGTATTGTGTAGCTGAATGATATGTTCCATCTGAAATAATACGAACACCATTATCTGTAATAGTTGCACCTCCGCTAAGAATCCAATTTTGTCCGACTTCTTTTACTGAAACGTTGTCTATTGAGCCAATCATAACATTTAAAGCGTCAAAATAAATATTTGAATCGCCAGAAGAAGTAGCAATGATATATTCTGTGTAAGTACCTACACTATTTCTGATTGTACCACTAACACCACCATAAGAAAACCTAAAGTTACCACCATTAGTTTCTAAAATAGTATATGTTATTTTATAAGTTTTACCTACAACTGGAGTCCCTATATTTTGATAAAGACTCCTTGTGTTTAACGCAGTACTTTCTGCATATCCATTTTGAATAACCCAACCAGTTTCTTTATTCCAATCACTATCAGTTGCAAAATCTCCATTAGTAACTAACTCACTTCCTTCTTGTGAAAAGTTTCCATTTAATACTTCTTCTGTACCTATCTGTGAAAAGTTACCATTTGAAACTAACTCTGAACTGATTATCTGTACATTCTCTACTAAACCTTGTGCATTAACTCTAGTTGCAGCAGAATTTCTTTCAAAGTCAAAATCTCCATCTCCATTCTCTGGCTTTATACTTAACATACTACCATTGTCGTATGCAGTTGGTGTAAGTAATATTGATGCTTTATCTAATAAATTATCTGCCATCTTATTCTATGTTTTCTATTGTTGTTAATGTTGCAGTTGTACAAGTTACATTCTCGTAATAAGATGCTCTTGCTTGTAATGTTGATAATAAACTAGGTATTGCACTTGGGTATGCAAAATCATAATAAATACCACCCCAGCCATTCTGAACTGGATTACCCCACCAACTAACTGGATATATTTCGTTTGCCATCTTTGTCTTTAATTTTTTTAAATAATATCTCCATCTTTTTAACGTTGGAGTCTTTTGGTTTGTACATCTTTTTCTTCATACTATCCTAAAAATATACCTCCAGAAAAATTAGAATCTGTATCTGGACTCATCTGCTCATTCGTAGATGTGTTATATTCTGGAAACAGATTGTTATTATAGTCCATATAATCTAAAAACCTTCTAGTGTAAAAGTCAGCAGTCTCGTTAACTTTACCCATTAAATGTACTAACTCATCCTTATCTATAGGTTGCTTATTGTCTCCAATATGCTTATAAACACCACCATTACCAATATTGTAAGAAGCAAATGGTAAGTAAGAACTTTGACTGAACCAAATTAACATAGGTTTCACATACTGATTAACTAAATTTTTATAGTTAACGTTAACAACATCATCAAGTGTATCTGTTAGTATCAAGTCCTGTAGCTTATCGTATAGATTTCCACCTAGATAGTTTTGGATATGCAAATCTTGAGCAACCTCTACAAATTGTATTAGCTTATCATCATCTGTATTTCCAGATATAATAGACTTTCTTTTCAAGTCATTTAATGTTATAAATAATGCTTTAGTTGCCATATCTTATTTTTTATTAGTTGGATAAGCTCCTCTATCTGGTCTATCAATCATTCTTTCAGTCATCTCATTTGGATTTTTAGGTTCTTTTAAACCTTTCTCGTAAGCTGAATTAGGGTCTACTCTTTTATCTCCTTTCAACTTGTATACTCTTAACTCCCAAAAATGATGGCAGTTTTTACCTCCTTTAAATTTTAGCAAACTATAGTTCTGTCTGTTATGACCTAACTCTTTATTTACACCTCTAAAAGACATCATATTAATATCTTCCTTTCTAAATACTATCTTTCTCTCTGTAAATGTTTCCATCTTTTTGCAGAAAGTCCTACTATTTGGAGATTTTCTTACAGGCATATAAGCGTATCTAATTTTATAGATGTCACTATCTTCTTTAGATGACTTGTTGCTAGACTTAATTTCAGCCATTTTAACCTCACTTAACTCTTCAGCATACTTCTCAGTATGGATAACCTCCCAATCATCGCTTATAATCTCTCCTAAGCCTTCTAATTGCTCTAACATATCATCTCCCTCTTCATCAGAAAAGTCTGTTGGCTCTTTTTGGGAACTTAGTTTCTCTCCTGTTTCTTCTTCTCTCTTAATCTTAGTAGATATATTGTCTAGTTCTGTAAACTCAATAGGTTGTAAAGTAACAAAGTATAAGTTTAAGTATATTCCGTTTATAGCTAGTATCTCGCAGAAATCATCTAATAAATCCTTTTGGAAAGGTCTAACAACAAAGTTATCCATAAGTATAGATGCAGTTCTTAATTCCTCTGCATTGTTACCAAATCCTGTATTGTCTTTAATACCTAATAAAATAGGAGATACAATTCCGTGTCCTAGCATTATCTTCTCTCTACTCTCATCAGCTAAGAACTGATATTGTGCGTGAGCATCCGGTAAGTGTATAGGGTCTATAGTTGCAGAACTATCCTTGTCTTCGTTAAAAGCTATAATTGTTCTACCTGCATTATTTGTTCCTCCAAACTTATCGTTTATCTTGCTTTCTATTATTTCTTGTGTCTCCTCTGGAGGAATACCGTTGTTGAAATTAATAAATAAGCTAGGCTGTAAACCATTCTTTATATTGTTGATATGGTAGTTAGATACCTCTACTTCTAAATCACAGTACTGTAAACATCCGTGATAGTCACTAGGAGTATAATACCAAAATCCACTTTGATAAGGTTTAGATACAAATATCTCAGAAGTTTCTCTTCTACCACCTTGACCAAAAGCAGGTATTCTTTTAGGCTTATCTCCTCTCTTGTACTCAGCCCAATTAGGATGATAATACCAAGCTTTAATAATTCCATCTACAGCTTTCTCAGCTCTAAGCGTTTCTATTGGAAAGTGTAATGCTTTTAGTACTTTCTTTTTTGTTTTATTGTAAACAACCTGGATAGCAGCCATTCCTAGCTCTTTTCTGTCGCTTACTATTCTTTTAATGTCTTTAGGTTTAAATATTAATTGAGCTTCTGCCCACTCTATAGGCTTCTCTTTACTATCTGTACATTCTAGTCCTCTACCATAAATCATATCAGATATACCTTTAATACATCTTGAGTTAGTAGGACTACCTAAGTTTAAGTCTATTAATCTACCAAAGTGATTATTGTCTTCTCCCCAGCTAACCCAATTATCACCTTTTCTCTCTATAGCTTTAGGCATCTCATAGCTAGATAATTCAACTACACTAAAGTTTTTAGTATACTTCTTTGGCTTACTTACTGAATAATTCTTTTTAATATTTATTTTACCCATTATATTGTTATGTATTTATCATCGCCATCTGTATCGTTCTCCTCGTAATAATCAGTACTTATAGTATGATAGATGTCCGTATCTGTTTGACTTGTAACGTATATCTTGTCTCTATACCATAGATTTGAACCTCTAGTCATTTCTAGAACATAAGCTCTTTCAGCAATAAACTTATCTGAAGATAGAGTTATATCTATGTAATCATTATTGACTGATGCTGTAACATCTGAAATTGTTACTGTGTTGCCTGTTCCGTCTTCTCTTATTGTAGCATTGATACCTGTTGTATCTAATGTTCTAGGTAAGATAGAAAAAGTTTGTGAGCTTGATGTTGGCAATAATCTAATCATAAACTTATAACGTATATTCGTTTTTTTGTTTTTATTGCAAAAGAAAAGGTCTACCGAAGTAGACCTAAACTAAAAAACATAAAGTAAACGTGAAACTATGATTGAACTACAACAGTAAATCCTACAGTTGCAGGGTCAGAGTCTAAGAAGTTTGCAGGTTTTCTTTCCATACCAGTTAAAGTTAATGTATAACCACTAAGGTCATTCATTGCTTGTCCTGTTACTATAGTACCAGCAGTTACTTGACAGCCATTTTCAAATCCAGCTAAAAAGTAATTGTCATTTTGGTCTTGAACGATAACTCTTGGTCTACCATAAGAAAGTAATTTTAATTCTTTATGGTCTTCAACAGTTAACTTCTTTAAGGTCAATTCAACTACTTGTTCGAAGGCAGTAGTTCCCGTTTCAGCACTAGACTGAATATTTTGCGTGAAAGAAGAAGCATCTCTTACTTCATACTTGTATACGTTTGGTGTTCCAGATACAGCGTCAATAACGTCTGTATTAGTAGTATCAAATGTATAGTCAGCAGTAGCAGTATCTTCAAAATTCGATAAGTAGATAGCTTTTATACCACCAACCGAATCTTTACATACTTCCTTTCTTCCTATTGTTAAATCACAAGCCATTTGTTGTATTGGGTTTTAATATCCCTCCCCATAAAAGAGGAGGGTATTGTTAATAATCAGTTAATTAAGCTGGAGTGTAAAGAACGATGTCTGAACCAAATCCGTGTTGTACACCTGCTGTAAATCTCATTACGAAACGTACATTTTGTGAACCATCAATGTCAGCCATATCTAATACTTTTACTTCGTTGTGGTCAGATAATAATCCTGTTCCAAAGAAGATGTTAGAAGCTTCAGCTAAGTACATATAGTTAGAGTCTAATCCGTTTGCTAAGAATACCTCTACTCCATCAAACAATAATGAGTTGATAGCTTGGTTGTTTCCTTTTGCTTCGTAACCAGCAGCTCCTAATCCGTCAGCACCAAATCCTCCTAAAGCTCTTACATAAGCCTTGTAAACGTTTTGAGCAACGTATAATTTAACATCTGACTTTCCGTATAATGCAGAAGGCATAGCGTCTACTACTTTACCCATTTCAGCAACTACGTTAGCAGAAGTAATAGTAGTTCCTACTACATCGTTTACAGTTGAGTCAGCAGTAGCTAAAGCTACTAATCCGTCAAATTCTCCAGCAGTTGCAGTAGCACCCATCCAGATATTTTTCTCATTCTTCTCAGCAATCTTAGCAATAATCTCAGCGATTAAAAACTCTTGGAAAGAAGGAGGTAAGTTGTCAAATGCAGAAT